CAAATGAACTTACACGAAAACGTCGTAAATAAGTGGTCTCCTCTCCTTGATCATCCAGATCTGCCAGAGATTGAGAATAGCCACAGAAGAGCAGTGACAGCACAGTTGCTCGAAAACACTGAAAAGTCTATCATGGAGCAAAGAGGGTTTGCACCTCAGTCTCTCTTAGAGGCTGCACCTGCAAACGCAATGGGTTCCTCGTCTTCCGTTGCTGGTGACGGTAACGTAGACATCTACGATCCAGTACTGATTTCTCTGGTTCGCCGTTCCATGCCTAACCTCGTAGCTTATGACATTTGTGGTGTCCAGCCTATGACTGGTCCTACTGGTCTGATCTTTGCTATGAGATCCCGCTTCGATAGCCAGACTGGTGCAGAAGCACTGTACAATGAAGCAAACACTGGTTTCTCTTCGAATCCTGTTGCTGCTCATGACAATGCTGTTGACGGTAACGCTGGTCAGAACCTTGGCGATCAGCCAACTGGCGAGTCGAACACCTACAACTTCCAAGCTGGTATGTCCACTGCTGATGCTGAAGCAATCGGCGGTAACACCACCTACACCATTCCAGAAATGGCATTCAGCATTGAGAAAGTCGCTGTGACTGCAAAGTCCCGTGCTCTGAAGGCTGAATACACAATGGAACTGGCTCAAGATCTGAAGGCAATTCATGGTCTGGATGCTGAAACTGAACTTGCTAACATTCTGCAAGCTGAAGTTCTGGCTGAAATCAACCGTGAAGTTGTAAGAACAATTAACCTGACTGCTGTAACTGGTGCTCAGAACAACGTTGCTTCTTCCGGTACTTTCGATCTTGACGTTGATTCCAACGGTCGTTGGATGGTTGAGAAGTTCAAGGGTCTGATGTTCCAGATCGAGCGTGAAGCAAACAAAATTGCTAAAGACACTCGCCGTGGTAAGGGTAACATCCTTCTGTGTTCCTCTGACGTAGCTTCTGCTCTGCAGATGGCTGGTGTTCTGGATTACACCCCTGCTCTGAATGCTAACAACCTTGAAGTTGACGATACAGGTAAGACCTTTGCTGGTGTCCTGAATGGTCGTATTAGAGTGTACATTGACCCATACTTCACAGGTTCGGGTGCTAACCAGTACATGACTGTTGGCTACAAGGGTGCAAACGCCTTTGATTCCGGTCTCTTCTACTGCCCATACGTTCCTCTGCAGATGGTCCGTGCAGTAGGTGAGAACAGCTTCCAGCCAAAGATCGGCTTTAAGACCCGTTACGGTATGGTTGCTAACCCATTTGCTGAAGGCGAAACTGCTGGTGCGGGTGCAATCACGCAGAATTCCAACGTTTACTACAGAAGAGTAACCGTTGCAAACTTGATGTAATCGAAACTGCACAATTTCATTATGTCAAAGGGGGCTTCGGCCCCCTTTTTTTATAAATACTCTTAGAATTATTAGGTGGAGTAAAACATGTCTTATTCAAATTTAATTCTTCAAGAACAGACAGATGAAAAAAAGAAAAAAAGAAGAGACTTGTATAGATTAGGTGCTGCTGCCTTAGCTGGTGGCGCTCTCACTGGCGGTATTGTTGCAAAGAAAACTTTGACACCAAAAAATTTAATTAAACATTATCAAGATACTGCTTTAAATGTGGCTAAAAAAATTCAAGCAGATCCAAGTATAGCCGGAACTCCATATGACTACAAAAAAGTAGAAAATATGACGAAAAGAGGAATCGCTGCAAGAGCTGCAGTTAAACCTTTACAAGGTGCTCTTATTGGTGGAGGTGCTGCTTTAGGTCTTGAACTTTTAAGACAGAAATTACGTGATCGTAAAAAGAAAAAGGCATTAGAAGAAGCAGGAAAAGATAGAGACAAAGATGACCTCTACTATAAGCAAGTGGATTTTGATCCTTATGCTCCACAATACACTGTTTCTCAATTAGCATCTACTGCTGGAGGAATTACAGGAGGTGCTTTAGGTTATACAGCAGGTCTTGCTGGTGGGCAGAAAATTGGATCTGCTCTTGGAAAGGCTTTGGGAATGGCAAGTCCTGTTCCGGGGTTTGGTATTGTGGGTGCTGGTCTTGGTGGTGCTTTGGGCGGTGCTTTAGGAACTGTCGGTGCTTATCAGCTTGCTAAAATGGCTCGACCAAAAAAGAAAAAGCCTAAGAAACTGGTACAGTATTACAGATAATGGCTATTCAAAATTCACAGCCTTCTTCTCTCAATTATATTCATCCTAATAATTTTACTTTTAGGGTAAAGAGACTTCCTGACCTCAATTTTACGGTTCAGTCTATTAACGTTCCCGGCATTTCTGTTGGACGTGTTGATCAGCCAAACCCTATTCAAGGTTCTCCTTTACAGGGTGACAGACTTTTCTTTGCAGATCTTTCTGTAACTTTTCTTGTTGACGAGAACATGGAGAATTTCAGAGAAATATTCACTTGGATGAGTAGAGTAACAAACCAAAGTTGGAAGCTTCCCGGTGACTATCATTACTCTACTGTTAGAGATGCTAAACCTGCTTCTGATGAAGGTTTATTTTCAGATATTTCAATTAATATATTGACTTCAGCTAAAAATCCTAATATAAGATTAAAGTTTACTGAAGCCTTTCCTATTCAGTTATCGGATTTGATTTTTGATTCACAATCAGATCCATCTCAGTATGCAAAGGCACAAGTAGTATTCACATATCGAGATTATGATTTTGAAGTTGTTGGTGGTTAATGAATTTAAAAGATATCTATGAGAATTGGGAACAAGATTCTAAGTTCGAAAGAGATCTCCTTACAGAAGAAACTTTGAGAATACCAAGACTACACTCAAAGTACCTCAGAGTTCTTTCTGAAGAGAGAATTAAGCTTAAAGGACATGAGGCTGAGTACAAAAAGCTGTTTCGTGTCAAGCATGAATACTACAGAGGCGATCTTGATCAAGACACTCTCAAAGCTTGGGGATGGGAACAAAATCCTCTCAAGATCTTACGTCAAGACTTAGACATGTACATTCAACAAGACGAAGATATTATCACTATCAACAACAAAATTTCATTACAAAAAGAAAAAATATCTCTTGTTGAGTCTATCTTACATCAAATCAACAATAGAGGTTATCAGATCAAATCAATTATTGATTGGGAAAGATTTAAAGAAGGCTTGAATTGATAGAAATTAAAAAGGTTAATGAAGTTCACATAAAGATTGATTGTCCTGAAGACGTTGCATTTGAACTAAGTGACTTATTCACATTTGAAGTTCCCGGTGCAAAGTTTACTCCCGTCTATAAGAAAAAGTTATGGGACGGCAAAATAAGACTATTCAATATAAAAAGAAAAACTTTGTATGCAGGTCTTCTTGATCACGTAAAAGAATATTTTGATCAAAAAGAATACGAGTATAACGTAGATTGTCCTACAGACCCTTTAACAATAAAAGACTTTCAGTCTTTTGTCAGGGACATAGGCGTCCCTGACTCTATCAAACCTAGAGATTATCAGATAGAAGCTGTTAAACATGCTGCTGCTAACTCTAGAGCACTTTTACTCTCTCCAACTGCTTCTGGTAAGTCTTTAATCATTTACCTGCTTACAAGATTGTATGAAGATAAAACTCTTATTATCGTTCCTACTACATCTCTTGTTTATCAGATGAGAGATGATTTTGTTTCCTACGGATATGATATCGATAACATTCATTGTATCATGTCTGGTAAGGAAAAGGTTTCTGACAAACCTGTTGTTATCTCTACGTGGCAATCTATCCATAAGGAATCTAATAATTTTTATTTTCCCTATAAGGTCATTATAGGCGATGAAGCTCACCTGTTCAAGGCCAAATCGTTAACATCGATTATGGAGAAGACGACTGACGTTCCTTACAGGTTTGGGTTTACCGGAACCTTAGACGGTTCTTATACTAACAAGCTTGTTTTAGAAGGTCTTTTTGGTCCTGTTAAGAAGGTTGTGACAACCAAGGAACTGATGGATGCTGACCACTTAGCCGACATGAAGGTGAAGTGTATCGGTCTGAATCATTCTGACGAGATGAAGAAGGCTATGAAGGCTGCTACTTATCAACAGGAGATTGAGTATCTTTGCACTAGTCAGAAAAGAAATAAGTTCATTAAGGGTCTTGCTCTTTCAAGCAAGGGAAACACTCTGGTTCTTTTCCAGATGGTTGAGAAGCAAGGGAGAATGCTGTTTGATCTTATTAAGGAAAACGGTAGGAATGTTTTTTATGTGGACGGTAGAACAAAGGCAGAGGATAGGGAGTACGTTAGGAAGTATGCAGAGGAGAATGACAATGTAATTATAGTGGCGAGTTATGGTGTGTTCAGTACGGGTGTGAATATCAAAAATCTTCACAACGTAATTTTTGCATCACCATCGAAATCAAGAGTTAGAAACCTTCAGTCAATCGGAAGAGGTCTTAGAAAATCATCCAAGAAAGATAAGGCTGTCATATACGATATTTTTGACGACATACGGTATAGGAAGAGAGAAAACTATACCTACCTACATTTTAAAGCACGTTTGAAAATATATACTGAGGAGAAGTTTAATTTCAAAGTTTATGAGTTTGATATATGAAAAAGAAAAAGCCAGTCAACTATATTGATAACAAAACATTTTACCTAAGACTTGTTGAGTATCAGAAAGAATGCTATGAGGCAGACAAAGAGGAAAGAGAGAGACCGATTATTCCCAATGATATTGCCATCTGTCTACAGACCATTGCTACTAGGTTGGCGACCAAGCCAAACTACTCTGGTTACATCTTCAAAGACGACATGATTGGGGACGGTGTGGAGAATGCATTTGAGGCTGTAATGAAATTTGATCCTGCAAAGGGGAGCAACCCTTTTGCCTATTTTACACAGATCATCTGGAATGCTTTCATTAGAAAAATTGAGAAAGAGAAAAAGCTTCTTTTGATCAAGAAAAAATACTACGACCATAAGTACGTAAATCAGGAGCTTGTCGATTATTCTCTTTCCGATAAAGCCACTTTGCCGTATGCTGACACATATATCCAGAACGACTACATGGATGAACTAGAGAAGAAGCACGAAGAAAAGAATGGCTAAAATTGTTTTGATTGCTGACACGCACTATGGCGTCAGAAATGATAATGTTAACTATCACAGCTACTTTGCAAAATTTTTTGACAATGTATTTTTTCCGTACCTGAAGAAAAATAAGATCGACAAGGTAGTCCATCTTGGTGATGTTGTAGATCGTAGAAAATACATCAACTTTTTGACAGCACATAACCTGCGGAAGACATTCCTTCAGCCCTTAGAGGACATGGGAATGGAGATGGACATCATTGTCGGCAATCATGACACGTTCTACAAGAACACGAACCAGATCAATGCAATCGATGAAGTTGTCAGAAGATATAAGAACATCAACTTCTACAAAGATCCCGAAGAGGTGGATCTTTTTGGTGTTCCGACTTTGTACCTTCCTTGGATTTGTAAAGACAACCACAAACAGAGCATGGACATGA